ATTTATAATCATGACCTTAGCATCCATCAGGTTTTTAAACCCACTGAGTGCTGAATTCATAGATGACCTGTTAGTATTTAGGTATTTTACAGCTTCATTACGTCGTTTCATCCACTCCCCTTTGGATTTTAAAGTCTTCTTCTTTGCCATCTCCTTGTTAAACTTATCATCAATAAAACAACAGAATTGTTTTGACATTACCTCAGCACTAGGTACCCTACCTTCTCTTACTACTTGGTTAAAGTATACCTTAAACAATGCTGGTAATGTAAACGGTCCTTTACCTACATCTTGGACACCCTTAACAAATGTGCTTCCCGACTTGAAGTTTCTTTCAGCAGCAAGTATAGTCCTGTTTACGTTTGCCTTCTCAACCATTGATAGGTTAGCAGCACCACCCACATTAGTAAACTCTGAAGAGAATACTGCAACCTCTGGTTTATTCTGTAACTTGCTAACGTCAGCACCAAATCCTGCTGTTAGGTCTTGCATAGTCCTACCAGTATACTCAGTATGAAATACTATACCCAACTTACTATGACCTACTCTCTCACCTAACTCACTATCAACAGGGATAGTATAGGTAATAGTATTAGGTCTGAAACTATAATTACGTTGACCCTCCAGCATTATCACTGAGGGTGTCTTCTGATATAACAAATCACCTTGTAAAACCCCTTGTATAGGTAGAGTGGATAGTCTTTGTAAGCAATCTTTAAGGATTGACCCCACAGTCTGACCAGGATAGAGTCTGTCTGCATCTGCTTCACTGTATACCACCTTCGGATTCTGCTTATTAAATACTGACTTAGTACCAACGAAGAACCTACCGTCCTGTGGATTCCTACCACACACTATAGCAGGTGCACCATCCCATTTGGTAGTTACCTTCATGGCAGTCTGACCATCCCCCTCAGTCAGCATATCTCTCAGTGACTTCAGGAAATTAATTGAGTTGGTGACACCCGCAGGACCACTGTTAAAAATGTCGTCTTCTAGGTGCTCTAAGTGTGTGTTTTTTGCCATAGCTAGCGGATGTTAGTTCTTTATTGGGTTGCGATCCCAGAGGCACATCCATCTCCTCGTTAGTGTGTTGTGTGTTGTGGAAGGATACCCATCGGTGCCAGCACGTCATCGTCCTTCCATACATTTATTATAACAGAGTGATGGGTCTCTGGGTGACCGAGTGGACACTTATTAATCTGGTATAAGGCACTTGGATACCATGATCTGCTTGAATTCTGGAGTAATGTTAGCAAAGAACTGAGGTTGTGGTGTGAATTTACCCTTGTATCTCAACTCTAAACTTAGAATAGGGACACTCTTCTTGGATATCATAAAGAATATCTTAGCAGCATCTGCCTTATCAGTAGCAGCCCAATCTATATCTATCACATACTTTGCTTTATTTCTAGCAATTTTTGCTAGACCACATAGTATAGTATGCTGATCAATGTATGTGCCTGCACCAAGTGTCAGTTTATACTCATCCGTCTTAGGGATCTTTGCTGCTGTACCAATACCAGTTATCAAACCAAACCCAAACCTATACTTTTCTAAGTTGTTACTAGCAGAAAGATCCTCTTTAAGGTTAACCTTTAGCACTAAATTAATTAACTGGTCGGCAAATGTATCACCATTCTTAAGGACAATATTCCTAAACTCAGCCCATAATGAATTATCCTTTCTCTTTAGATCATCATTAACAAAGGTCTTCATGTCAGGTAGTTTACATGAGGTAGGTTCAGTACTATAACCCTCTACATGATTACCCTTAGCATCAATATAAGGATACTTAAACTGTTGTGCCTTATCTCTGTGAGCAAAGAGGGTCTTACGAGTCTTACCTCTAAACAATTCTTCATCACTCATACCTTCAGACAGATCCTTACCATTCTCATCCTCAAGGTTGAGAATACCACGTTCTATTGCATCCCTTACCCTTGCAGCAAAATATCCTGTCCTTCTCTCATCCAAATCTTGTCGTGCCTTCTTAAATGCATTGTTAGGACCATCACCATTGATAAGAGTAGTGAATGCTTTATTAATAAGAGTAGGGTCTGCTGAGTTTGCTGAAGGTTTCTTCTTTAAAGAGACTCCAAAGTATTGCCTAGCAGTAGTCTTAACAATAAGGTCTGAAGAATTGTAATCATCAAACCCATACTTACTTACCCTAAACTTTGTTACCTCGGCAGGCCATTTATCACCTGTCAAAAATACCATACTTGCTTTGACATCTGCCCTCTGTTTATGGTCATGTTGCAACCATCCCTTAACTGCTATGGCAGCAGAGATACCTTGCACTGCATTCTTTAATAGATCTGATCTCTTTTTAGGGCTTAGCTTAGGAATACATTGCCTCATATAGGCTACTGCTTTATTCTTTTCCGACCCAAATTGTACATTACCATTATTACTAATGATACCAGCAGTCTTATTAACCCATGTATGCAAGCATTTCTCAGACTTAGTGGCAGCCTTTAATTCTACAGTGCTATAAAACATAGCACCAGCACACATTATTTCTGAATATTCCATTAAAAAAGAGGGAGCTAGTCCCTCTTATTTATTAATGTAGGAGGTCGGATTCCTGTGTACCGACAAGAGACGGGCATTACTACAGTAGTAAATTTTACATCTCTGCCTGAGACCCGACTGGTAAGTCGATTCTCCTAGTTCCCTAGGAGCAGCACCACCTGTGTCTCATCACCTTATCCAGCATTTGCCAGAAAGATTATTCAGTCACTCCCTAGTGTTGCGTCCAACAAATATACTATGCCATAAAAAAAGGGGTCTGTCAACCCCCTTAATCAAATGTCACAAATCGGAGATATTAATTCCGAATACTTCTCATACAACTCACCCATTCTTTTCTCAGTGCCACGTGACTTCCACATCTGTCTTACTATGTCCTTCATATCATCTATTGGTACCACTACTGATAGTGATCCATTAAGGGTAGGTTCTTGTGCCATTAGATATCACCTGGTGCTCTGTTTTCTGAATATCCTACCTCAAACATTTGATTAGGATAACGTGCTGCTAACTTAAGAGTGTTAGTATAGATGACTTCATCTAGTCTTACATCCAATGCTAGTGCTGCTTGTGCGACATACCACATGATGTCACCCAACTCTTTAGTGAGATGCTCCTTATTAGCATTGTCATATGGTTTACCTTGAAACTTAAGTTTCTTAACGATCTCCATAAACTCACCTGCTTCTGAGCACATACCTGATGCAGCAGTATCAAGACGAGAGATGTTACATCCTTGTCCTTTCAACTCACCATACCTTGCTATCAGTTTATCAAAGTCTTTACTAGGAGGTGAAGTAACTCTGTCAACAAACTGAGTATAGTTATCTAAGTCAACTTCAAACTTCTTCTGCTTCTCTTTTTGTGCTTTATTCTTAGCTTTAATACCTTTATCTAACTTCTTCCTTGCCTTGGGTGCGGTACCCATCTGATCTCTGATCTCTTCAGGTGACTTTGCTGTCTCATTGTAGACTTTCTGTGCATCTGCATCAGCATTATCTACCTGATCTCTAGCAGCATTAGATATCTCTTCAGCAGCTTTATCTGCTTCATAATTTTCACCAGGTGAATTAGTAAACGTTTCGGACATTAGATTTTAAATCCCTCAAAGGTTTTCTTAGTGTTGGTCACAGGTTCTATATCACCTGCATCGATGATGTTATCTTGTGCTCCTTGATCACAATCATACAGCCTCATCTTCGCTCTGTCAATACCCACAACGAATCTTTTATACATTGTAGGATCATTGTATCTATTCTTCAACTGCTTGATCATTATCTGACCTAGCTCCTCCATTTCCTCATTTGAAATAAGAGCGAGCATAAGGTCAGCAGTAGCAGGTAATCCAAAAGACTCAGAGGTATCTGTGAGATCAGGATCGCTGCTACCAAACCCAGCACGAGTAGTTTGAGTGGCAGATACAATCGGGAGATTGAATTCGACAGCGAGTCCTCGTAACTCTTCTGCAATCGCTTTGACATAAGTATAAGAATTTACAATAGTTCCTTTGTATCGTGCAGAAGCACATATATTTAGATAGTCTACAAAAATAATATCAGGACTGAAACCTTTCTTCATAGACAACTCATTTAAGAGTGCTTTAAAGTGACCCACATGTGCTGACGCTGTAGGATATTCTTTAACAATCAGTTTACCTTGGGTCTTCTTAGTTAACTCCAACAACTTGGAGGTGTACTTTTCTTTTGTGAGGAGGGGGCTTGTGAGTTGCTGGATTGGGATGTCCAAGAGGTTGGCATCAATTCGTTCAGCAATCTTCTCTTCTGCCATCTCCATTGTAATGTAGAGTACGTTCCTGCCTTGTAGCAGCACGGAGCTAGCCATATGGCACATGAATAAACTTTTCCCGACACCCGTACCAGCGAGTGCGATATTAAGAGTCTTATTAGGTAGACCACCTTTGGTAATCTTGTTAAGATACTCGATATCAAAGGGAATCTTTTCTTCTTTCTTGTGATAGAAGTCATATCTGTCATCAGAGTCTTGTATGTAATCGTGTCCTACATGATCATCAAAACACACACCAAGAGCCTCGGACATGATACTTGGTATCGCATCCTTTGTACGTGTTTTATCTTGTCCGTCAGCAATCTTGACAGACTCCATTAAAGCAAGGTAAATTGCTTTCTCTTTACACCACTTCTCAGTGGTCTCGA